CCGCGCTACAAATTAGAGCAAATGATGAAACTAGCAGACGATGAACTACGAGCCATAACCGAAGATAAAACTGCTCCATTATTCGAGCGAAAACTTGCCATCGCTATAAGTAAAGGCCAATGGCGCGAAATCAAAGAAATGATACAGGAAGTTTACGGCCGACCAAAAGAAGTAGTAGACGTTACTACTCAGGGCGAACCGATCACTGGTATAAATGTGCGCTTTGTAGGGGTGGACAATGAGCAAATCGATTGAGGTCGATTTTCCTGTCCACTATAAGCAGCTATTTAATAAAAACTGGCGTCATATCGTGTACTACGGTGGCCGAGGTGGTCTAAAGAGCCACAGTGTTGCTAGGGCATTACTCATACGCGGTGAAGACGAAAAGCTGCGTATTCTTTGCACCCGAGAATTGCAGCGCTCGATTAAAGACAGTGTTCATAAGTTATTGTCTGACTTAATCTCGGAATATGGCCTCGGCAATTATTTAGTGCTCAAAGAAACCATCATCAATAAAGACACTGGCACCGAATTTATATTTAGAGGCATCAGAAACAATACAACCGAAATCAAATCTACCGAGGGTGTAGATATTTGTTGGTCGGAAGAAGCCCACGCAATGAGCGAAGCTAGTATAGATGTACTTACTCCGACAATACGTAAGCCAGGCTCCCAGATGATTTGGACATTTAACCGTATGACAGACCTCGACCCTGTATACGTAAAATTTGTAATGAATAAAAAGCCAAACACCTACGCTAGATTGATAAACTATGACGTTGCTCAACAGCTCGGTTGGTTTCCTGCGCTGCTCGAAGAAGAAATGGAGGCCGACAAAGAAACGCCAGCACTATTCGCCCATAAATGGCTAGGGGAGCCGCTAGGACAAGCCGACATGGCTATTATTAGTCGTACTCAGATATTAGAGGCCATGCAGCGTGATATATCCGATGATGGTGAATTAGTCGTGGGCGTAGATGTCGCTAGGCTCGGAAACGATCGTATTGTTTTTTGGAAGCGTAAAGGGCTCAAAACAATTGGCAGCAAGATATTCGGCAAGGCTAGAATACCCGAGATATGCGATCAATTAGAGCGCTTCGTACATTTCGATAAAGAAAATACGACCATTAAGGTAGATGATACGGGCGTAGGCGGTGGCGTTACTGATGAAATGAAAAAGCGTGGGTATAGAGTGATAGCAATAAACTTTGGTGGCAGTCCTAGTGACAAAGATAAATACCCCAACTGGATTAGTGAAGCGTGGTTCTATATGGCCGATATAATGAGCGAGGTAGATCTTGGGGAATTAAACTCCGACCTACTGATGGAGCTGTCTACTCGTCACTGGAAGATGGACGGCAAAGAGCGACGCATGGTTGAAAGCAAAAACGATTATAAAAAGCGTGGGTTTAGATCGCCCGACATAGCTGACGCAGTGGTTATTTGCTACGCACCAGCTAAAACTGAGCCAGTTCGTATCATTTTCTAGCTATTTTTGAAGAAAAACGGCAAAAAGTCTTTACATTTGAGAATATCTGGATTATAATTAAACTTATAATAAAGTAACACGAAAGGAATAGTCGTGAAAATGAAAAAAGGTTTACTAGAGAACCAAGTCCGTCATACTTTACTGGTAGATGAGAAGAGCCGAAACTCAGACATACGGTTGACTCAAGTACTGTGGTGGAATCACTACCGAAACTTCACAAAACTAATTGACGGCAGTATATACGTCAACGTCGCCGATCTAGCAACTCTACCACGAGAAGATCACATAGCTAGGGTGCGCCGTCGCGTACAAAACGTGTTAAAAGAATACCCACCGACTGATTTAGAAATTGCTAAAAAGCGAGGGTGGGAAGAAGACGAGTGGCGCGAATACCTAGGCTATCCAGTGGTCGGAAAGGACAATCAAACATTATGACAACTGACAACCGCACAATAGAGCAAAAGCTCGAAGATCTAACAAACGATAATATGCTAAACCTTATGGCTCGCAGCTTCACTAGATACCGCCGCTTCACAGACCCACTAGGCGTTGGCTCGCATAAATGGCTATGGAGTAAGTGGATTAGGAGCTAGCCCAGCGCAATGAGTGTGAATTTGTTATAATACTAAGAGATGAATATACCAAAGCCACTCAAAACAATACAGTCGATTTTCAGCCGACAAAACAACAGTATCGGGCAAAGCCTCGGTCGTGATTTTCTCAAATATGGAAACCGAAAACCCCTAGTACAAGACTGGTCGAAAGTCATAATGACTGACAAAGATCTGTATACAGGCTATGCTTATGCAGCTATCAACAACCGCGCTACAAATTAGAGCAAATGATGAAACTAGCAGACGATGAACTACGAGCCATAACCGAAGATAAAACTGCTCCATTATTCGAGCGAAAACTTGCCATCGCTATAAGTAAAGGCCAAT